ATGGGAACAATTACAATTTTACCAGAAACAACAAAGAATCCTATTACACTAATGGGAATGAGGGCTGGCACATGTTGGAATGCCAATATAACAGATAATGAGAAGAATTATAAACGTGGTCTTGACTGTATCAAGTCTGGACATGGACGTGTTATGGAATTTGTAAATGTAGAAATGATCATTGATGGATATTCTGCGAAAATTTTGAGAGAGTATTACACACATATCGGTGGTTCACCTTCACGTTTGCAAGCAAGCACAAGATATATTGATTATTCTAAGGGTAATGGATTTGACTATGTAACACCACAATCAATCAGCAAAGATGAAGATGTTGCTGCGACATGGCATAGTGTTATGAGATATGTCAACACTAATATTCAACATCTAATTAATAATGGAGTTCCAATTGAAGATGCGACAATGTTACTTCCGTTAGCATACTCTTCAAAAATGGTGGACAAACGTAATCTTAGGAGTCTTGTTGATATGAGCAGAGTAAGAACATGTAGCAGAGCATATCACGAGTACAGAAAAATGTTCAATGACATTTGTAATGCTTTAAGAGAATATTCAGATGAATGGAAGTGGATTGTAGATAATCTTTTCCATGCAAAATGTGAAGAAGTTGGATATTGTACGGAAAGTAAATCTTGTGGCAGAAGACCAAAGAGACAGTAAATGTCTATTTTGTAGGAAAGGAGGATATAGATGGATAAGTTAGAAAGAATAAAACAACTTATCAAAGATTTAAATAATGCTTCATATGCTTATTATAATCAAGTTCCAATTATGCCTGATTATGAATGGGATAAAATGTATGATGAATTAATAAATCTTGAAGAAGAGACTGGTATTGTATTATTTAATAGTCCAACACATAATGTTGGTTATTCAATTTCAGATGAACTAAAAGAAGTAAAGCATAATCATCCAATGCTTTCTCTTGATAAAACAAAATCTGTTGATGAATTAATTGAGTTTCTTGGAGATAAAAATGGCTTTTTATCTGTAAAGTGTGATGGTTTAACCACCTCACTTCATTATATTAATGGTAAGTTAATCGGTGCAGAAACTAGAGGTAATGGAGTGAAAGGTACTGAATGCCTTCAGAATGTATTAACAATGAAGAACGTACCAAGGGAAATTCCATATAAAGATGAACTTATTATTGATGGCGAAACAATTATTGGATGGGATACTTTCAGAGAGATTAATGATAAATTACCAGAAGATAAGAAGTATAAACATCCAAGGAATCTCGTATCTGGTTCATTACAGTTGCTTAATAGCAAAGAAGCTGCAAGTAGAAATATGAGGTTTGTGGCTTGGAGAGTAATTAAGGGATTTGAGCATAAGTCAGTTTTCTTTGATTTAAAAAGAGCAGAAAGTAATGGATTTGAAATTGTCCCAATGTGGAGTTATTCAAATAATTCTTCAGACAAAGAAAATCTCTCAAAAATGCTTGAAGATTTAAGATATGAAGCTGATTTTCATAATATACCTTATGATGGAGCTGTTATGGCAGTTGATGATTATAAAATTGCTGAATCTATGGGAAGAACGGATAAATATTTTAGACATTCTAAGGCTTATAAGTATGAAGATGAATTATTTGAAACAGTACTTACAGATATTGAATGGAATACCTCTAAGACAGGATTAATAAATCCCGTGGCAATCTTCGAGCCAGTAGACTTAAATGGAGCAATTACAACAAGGGCAACACTTCATAACGTTACATATATTAAAGATATGATGCTTGGTATTGGAGATAGAATTAGAGTTTATCGTTCAAATATGGTCATTCCTAAAGTACATGATAGCATTGATAAGAGTGGTAATTTTAATATTCCAGATAAATGTCCTATATGTGGTCAACCTACAAGAATTATTAAAGAGAACGACTCTGAGGTACTTATATGTGAGAATCCAGATTGTAAAGGTAAACTTTTAGGTAGACTTGTTCATGCAGCAAGTCGAAATGCGTTGGACATAGAAAATCTTTCAGAATCTACAATTGAAAAATTCATCAATCTTGGTTGGTTAAATTCAATTCAGGACATGTATCACTTATCAGATCATGAAAACGAAATGAAAACCCTAGATGGATTTGGTAAGAAATCAGTAGAAAAACTTCTTAACTCTATTGAGAAATCTCGTAAAACAACTCTTGATCGTTTTCTTTTTAGTTTATCCGTTCCTTTACTCGGCAAATCAGCAAGTCAGGATATTGCTGAAAATTGTACAATAGAGAATACCTCAAGTATAGGTAATTTTATGCAAATTATGATTACTGATGGCGCAGAACATTTTAGAAGTATATCAGGAATAGGAGATAGCCTTATAAATTCTTTAAATTCGTATTTTAATATACATTGTTCAGAAATATTTGAACTATCAAAAGAGTTTAAATTTGAATCACCTAATATAGTCTTAGATGAAATCCCAAATACATTACAAGGTAAAACATTCGTTGTAACTGGCTCAGTACATCATTATAAAAATCGTGACGAATTGAAAGCCGATATAGTTACTCATGGCGGTACAGTCGTAGGTTCTGTAAGTTCTAAAACATCTTATCTTATAAATAATGATATCAACTCAGCAAGTTCTAAAAATCAGAAAGCAAAATCGCTTAATATCCCAATTATTTCAGAAGAAGATTTTTTAAAAATGATTCAGTAATCAGAGAATATTCTATTGAGATTAATCAATCTCATACTAAAAGAAAGCAGGTGATAAAGATAAGTAAGGTAAGAAGATTAGTAGCAGGATCGCTATTAACTGCTTCAGCTTTAACTTGTATAGTCCCCTTATGGGGACAAAATAATATACAAACTGCTAAAGCAGCACAGGAAGGTCAGTACATATATTCAAGAGTATTTACTGATTTAAAGAAGAATCTTGAAAAAGAAAAGACTCGAAAAGAGTTAGAAGAAAAAGAAGCTATGGAACAAATTATCGCTAGGGAATATGAGAGTTTAGAGAGCGAAATTGAAGAATATTTGAAAAAATATACAGATTATCCTGTTCCAGATAATAAGCCCTTTAAATCCTATATGGACGCTGAAACTATTAAGGATAAAAGCTCAAAGCAATATGCTATGAAATCAACATTTCTTCTTGATTATAGCACGGGAATATATATGATTGGTAATAGATATGCTTGTGCATTAGGCTCATTTTATTCAACTGATATAGGAACTGAGTTTGATATTGTCTTAGAGAGCGGAGAAGTTATTCCATGTGTCTTAGCTGATGTTAAAGACGATGAACATACAGATTCTCTTAACCAGTATACAGTTGCAAATGGTTCAATTGTTGAGTTTATAGTACACACAAGCACACTCATTCCTAATATCTCAAATCGTTGGGGCAATACAGGAGATGTATCTAAGATAGATGGATTTGAAGGTGAAATAGCTTATATAAGAATTTATGAAAGGGAGTAGTAATTATGTTAGAGACAACAGCGGTTATTACTTTAGACACTATTCAACGAGTTAAGAATTTTGTTGAAATAGTTACGAAGTATGATGAAGAAATAACAATTAAGTCACACAGGTATGAAGTCAATGCAAAATCAATCATGGCAATATTTTCGTTAAACTTACTTGAACCAATTAACGTGTGTCTATATTGCGATGATTCATCTGTAGTAAAAAGATTTGTTGATGATATGAAAGGATTTGAAAAAATATGATTATATTGGTAGGTAAATCTTGTTCAGGAAAAGATACGGTGGTTAAGGAATTAGCGAAGATGGGTTACAACAAGATTGTAACTTGTACTACACGACCACCAAGACCAGGTGAGATTGATGGAAGAGAATATCATTTCTTAGATAAGATGAATTTCTTAACCAAGATTGATTGTGGTAGTTTTGCAGAGTACAGAATATATAAAACCGTCTCAGGAGTTTGGTATTATGGTTCATTACTTGAAGATTATAAGACATCTCATTCAGTTATTATTCTTACACCTGATGCTTTAAATAAAGTAAGGAATAAGATTAATGATAATGTAACGGTTATTTATATTAAAGTGTCCAATAAAGAAATTAAGCGAAGAATGCTGAATAGAGATGTTGATAAAACTGAATCTAAAAGAAGGTATAAGGCTGACAAAAAGGACTTTAAATATATATCTAAAAAAGTTGATTATATTGTACATAACGAAAGTAGAACAGCTTTTGAGACAGCATTAATATGCAAGGAGTTGGATGAAATTAAAGAAGCGAATAACAGAGAAAAATCAGAAGAAGGACAAGATCTATTGCAGTAATAGGACTTGTCCTTATATGGAATGTGTAAGGTATTACAAGAATATTCCATATAATGTGTTAATTCTAAGAGAGAATTATAAATTGGACAAGAATAACAAATGTTCAAATATATTATTAGATTGGAGTGATGATGTATTATAAAACTTTATTGTGATTTTGACGGAGTTATTGTAGATACAATCGCTGCGATATGTGATTTATATAATGAAGATTTTAAGTATTACAGTGATTATAAATATATTTTATCAGAACAGATTAAGACTTGGGATTTTGAAGAACTTGACTGTGCAAGTAGAGAATATATAAATACATATTTTAATCAGCAGCGATTCTTTGATAGGTTAAAGTTCATGCCACAAGCCTATGAAACTTTAAGAAAATTCGCCTTAAAAGGTGAAGTTATTATTGTCTCTTCTGGTTATAGTCCTAATCTTAGAGCAAAGGAAAGATGGTGTAAAGAACACCTTCCATTTTGTCAGTTTATTGGGGTTAATTTCAAAGAATATAATGATAAATCTCATATAAATATGAATGGTGGCTTATTTATTGATGATTCTGCACATAATCTTGAGACTTCTAATGCAGAAACAAAGATTTGCTTTGGTGAAATTTATTCTTGGAATAAGGAATGGAATGGCAAGCATTGTTGGGATTGGAATATGATTCATCAGATATATAAAGCAGAATTGGAGGATTAATTATGTTAAGAGAGACTACAGAAATTAATATGGATAATATTACTACTGGTGATTGTATTGAATTGTTTGAATGTAAGAATACAAGAGTCGTTATTAATGATGGTAATGTTGTTGGATTTGAGGAGGAATAAATATTGAAGGTAATTAAAAGAGATTGTTCAGAAGTTAATTTTGATAAATCAAAAATATCATCCGCAATTCTTAAAGCTATGAAAAATGGTTCGGGTATTGTAAAACCAAAGATTGCGAAAGACATTGCAAATGAGATTGAAGAAGAGTGTAAAGGTAAAGACGAAGTAAGTATTTCTGATATTGAATCAATGGTTTATGATAAATTAATTACAAAGAAACAGAGACTTACTGCAAAAGCATATGAAGGATATAGAAGTATTCGTGAATTTCAGAGAGAAAATGAGAATACAATTGATACAGAAATCACAGAATTGTTGAGTGGAGAAAGTGACTATTGGAATAACGAAAACTCTAATAAAAACCCAAGACTTAATACAACGCAGAGAGATTATTTAGCAGGAATTGTAAGTAAGGATGCATCAAGAAGGTATATCCTACCACCTGAGATAGTACAAGCTCATGATGATGGATTGATTCATGTACACGATCTTGATTATCTTATTCAGTATATGAACAACTGCTGTCTTATTAATCTTGAGGATATGTTACAAAACGGTACAGTAATTAGCGAAACATTGATTGAAAAACCACATAGTTTTTCTACAGCATGTACAGTTGCAACACAAATTATTGCACAGGTCGCTTCAAGTCAGTATGGTGGACAGAGTATATCTTTAGCACATCTTGCTCCATTCGTAGATATTTCAAGACAGAAAATTAAAAAAGAAGTAGAACATGAGTTATGTGACATTGCTAATACTTTTTTAGAAGGAAAAGAATTAGAGAACGTAATAAATAAAATTGCGGAAGAACGCTTGAAAAAAGAGATTGAAAAAGGTATTCAGACAATTCAGTATCAAATCACAACGCTCATGACAACTAACGGGCAAGCTCCATTTATTACATTATTTATGTATCTCAATGAAGCGCATAATCAGAGAGAAAAAGATGATTTAGCCATGTTAATTGAAGAGGAACTTCGCCAAAGTTATCTTGGTGTAAAGAATGAAGAAGGTGTCTATATTACACCTGCATTTCCAAAAGTTATTTATGTTCTTCAGGAGGACAATATTCATGAAGAAGATAAGTATTGGTATCTTACTGAGATGGCAGCTAAATGTTCTATGAAAAGATTAACTCCTGATTATATCTCAGAAAAAATTATGAAAGAGATGAAAGATGGTAACTGTTATCCTGTAATGGGATGTAGAAGTGCTTTAACAGTATGGCATGATGAAAATGGTAAACCAAAATTCTATGGACGTTTCAATTCTGGTGTTGTAACTGTATCATTACCAGATATTGCATTATCATCAGGTGGAGATTTCAATGAATTTTGGCGTATATTTGATGAACGTACAGAGTTATGTCATAAAGCGTTAAAGATTAGACATCAGAGATTACGTGGAACAAAGTCAGATGTTGCTCCTATTCTTTGGCAACACGGAGCATTTGCAAGACTTAAAAAGGGTGAACCCATTGATAAACTACTTTTTGGTGGTTATTCAACTTTATCCCTTGGTTATGCAGGACTTGCTGAATGCGTTAAGTATATGACTGGACATTATCATTGTGATGAGGGTGTTGGAGAAAAATTCGGTCTTGAAGTAATGCAAGCATTGAATGATAAATGCTCTCAATGGAAAAAGGATGAAAATATTGACTACAGCTTATATGGCACTCCATTAGAGGCAACCACAGAAAAGTTTGCCAAAAAGCTTAAAGAAAGATTTGGTGTTATTGAAGGAGTTACAGATCGTACATACATCACAAATTCTTATCATATCCCAGTATTTATACATATTGATGCCTTTGCAAAGCTTCGTATTGAAGCTAAATTCCAAAGATTAAGTCCAGGTGGAAGTATTTCATATATTGAGTGTCCAAATATGGAGAATAATATTCCTGCTGTACTTGAAGTAATGAAATTCATTTATAACAATAATATGTATGCTGAATTAAATACTAAGAGTGATTATTGTCAGAAATGTGGATGGAGTAAAGAAATCAAACTTATTGATGAAGGTGGTAAGTTAATTTGGGAGTGTCCTAATTGTGGCAATAGAGATGTAAGAACTATGGATATTACTCGTAGAACTTGTGGATACAAAGGTACGGCACGCAATGGATGGAATCAAGGTAGACTTGGTGATATTCATGATAGAGTACCACATCTTGACGACATTGAGGAGGATATTTAATGCGATATGTGATATTAAAGGACTATCCTAATTATATTCTTTACGATGATGGCTTTATTTGGAACATCAGTAATAAAAGAAATTTAGAACCTTGGATCGATTCAAAGGGTTACAATTTTGTAACCCTTTACAACTCTGATGGTAGACGTAATTTTAGATTGCATAGATTAGTTGCTGAAAATTTTGTACCAAACCCGTTAAATAAACCAGATGTAAATCATAGAGATGAAAATAAAAATAATAATCATTATACAAATTTAGAGTGGGTAACAAAATTAGAAAATAATATATATGGTACTAGAAGTGAAAGAAGTGCAGCAAGCAGAGTAGGAAACAACAAAATTTGTAAACCTGTATATCAATACACTACAGACAATATTTTGATAAATGAATATCCTTCTATAACAGTAGCAAAGGAAATCACACATGTAAAGAATATAATTGCATGTTGCCAAAGAAAAAGAAAAACCGCAGGAGGATATATATGGAGGTATGTCGATGAGATACAGTCAAATTCGTAATTTAGACATTAGCAATGGTCTTGGAGTAGGAGTCTCCCTCTTCGTCCAAGGTTGTCCATTTCACTGTAAAAACTGTTTTAATTCTGATACATGGGATTTTAATGGTGGTAAAGAATGGACAGAAGAAATAAAAGATAGATTTATAAAATTAATTGATAGACCATATATTAAACGAATATCATTTCTTGGTGGTGAGTGTTTAGCAGAACAGAACCTTGATGAAGTACTCAAATTAGTCCAAGAAATCCGTATTTCATTTCCTGACAAAACAATTTGGTTGTATACAGGATATTCTTATTCAGAAATCTTTCGAGGACAATCATCGTGTTTATCTCAAGAAGGATTAAATAATTTTAAACGTAGAGAAATCATTAAATTATGTGATGTTGTAGTTGACGGAGAATATATAGATGAACAGAAAGACCTATCATTAAAATGGCGAGGCAGTAAAAATCAGCATGTAATTGATGTAAAGCAATCTCTCGCTCAGAATAAAATGGTTTTATATTGTGATTAATTTAAGGAGTAATTAAAGAATAATTATGAATGATAAAGAAGCGTTAGAAAAATTAAAAGCATATCTTAAATGCCAGAAAAGACAGGTTAAGGGTGTTCATGAAGATTGTAATAATAAGAAGTGTGACAACTGCGATTTATGTTATATGCAGGGAACTACAGGTGAATATATTGAAGCTATTGAATCAGCAATACAGTCACTCGAAAGCCATAAAAGAATTATCAAAAGATTAAAAAAAGAGTTAAAGCTTGCCGAAGATGTAGAGGAAAGAGCTGTTAGGGAAAATCCTTTGCAGTTTGACCGTATTAAAGGATATGTAGTAGGTATTTATAATGCCTTAGAATTTGTAAAAAATGGTGGTAAGGAAGAATAATGAACAAAACAGATATTCAAAAAGGTAAAATGGTCTATTATGCTCGAATGCTTAAGCCAGTAGGAATATATGAAGTATGTGACCTATATGTAAGGACAGTTAGAGATGATTACTTCGTTGGAACAGATAAGCGTGATAAACATGCTTATCTATTTTCTTACAATAAGCTGGATAAGACAATATTTAAGACAAAACAAGAGTGTTTAGATACTGTCTTAGAAGCAGAAAAGAACGCCCCTAAAGTAAGTGATGAACAAGAATATGAAGAGTATTAATAAGAGAGGTGAACAACTATAGGATATTTATATGATAAGTTTAAAGGAAAATATAGAATCTTGTGTCCTGTAAATAAAGATACAAACGATTTTAATCGTAAGCTCAATGGCACATTAGAAGATATTGATTGTTATATATCTTGTCAATATGGCAACAAGGTATTCTATTATGGACATAATACTTTACAAGCATATATTCCTTCTTTAATAAGAGGACATAATATTATTAAAACAATTCAGCAATCTGATCCGTCTCTTATATTTGACATTGAAGAAACGGATTCTGAAATCCTGTTTAAATTCAAATATGTTAATTCTGATAAAATAATTCCACTATTAAAGCCAAAAACTTCAGGTTCTCAGACAAGTCCTTTTTCACCTAAAAATCTCCCAAAATCTAATTTTAAAATCCCAGATGATAAATTGACACAGTATAAACAAATCGTGTCTAAAATTCCTCCTGAGAAGCTTTTAACCCTAAGTAGAATGACACATTCTTATTTACAAACTTTGGTTACAAAGAAGAACAATTGGGAGAATATTAAATCAGATATGAGACTTAAATGTGTCAAAGGCAAGGAGTATATCTACATGATTGGCAAATGGGACGAATATCTCAAATATCTTGAGAATGAAATTAAGGAGATGTAGCGATGAGTGAAGTAAGAAGAATTAAAGTTAATAAATCTGTAACCAAAAATAAGTTGCTTGATTACGGATTTAGATATAAGGAAAATGGTGATTATAGATTATATATTCCTGTATATAAATGGAACGATAAAACAACCATATATGCGTATTTTTATATAAATATGGAAGAGAATATTTTTACTTATGATATTCAATCAGAAGGTTCTACATATTACCCATACTACAATAAAACAAATAGTAAAGTGAATAGGATAATAACAGAGAATATTAACACAGAGATAATAAAGCTAATCAAGAAAGGAATTTTAAAAGCGTATGAAAATAATTAATATTAAGAAAACAGATGAGAATGCAAAGATCCCTACATATGGTAGTGAATTTGCAGCAGGCTCAGATTTGTATGCAGTAATACATAACGAAGAAAATAGGGTAGAAATTCTTCCTGGTGAAACAGCTTTTATTGACACAGGAATTGTAATGGAAATACCTAATGGATATGTCGGTCTTGTTTATGCTAGAAGTGGTTTATCTTGCAAACAGGGATTAGCTCCTGCCAACAAGGTCGGGGTGATTGATTCAGACTATCGAGGTAATATTATGGTTGCACTATATAATCAGAGCAATGAGACAAGAATTGTATCTGAAGGTGATAGAATCGCACAGATTATTATTCAGCCAGTAGAACAGTTTGGATTTAAGGTAACGGAAAATCTTAGTAATACAGTTAGAGGAAATGGTGGCTTTGGTAGTTCAGGAAAGGCATAAATATGGAAAATAAGGTTTTAAGCCAAAAAGATTTATATGACATTCTTCCTTTTGGAAAAACTAAGATAAAACAACTAATAAAATCAGGAGAATTACCACTAATGAAAATTGGCAATGATTATATAACGACATTTTCTATATTAGAAGAATGGATCAAGGAACATATCAATGAAGAAATATATTATTAATCATTGAAAAAACAGGGCAGACATATTATGATTAAGTCATAATTGTACTGCCCTTATATTGATGTAAAAGAAAGGTGTGATAATTATAAATAGTATCAATATATCGGCAACTATTAATAATATGAATATAATGCAACGAAAAGATGATAGGTTTGAGGCTAAAATTACAATCAATGGTATTAGAAAAAGCTTTTATGGTAATACAAAAGTAGAAGTAAAAAATAAGGTCAAATCCTATCTTCAAAAAATTAATAATGGTTTTAAAGAAACAAAAAAAATCAAGTTAAATGATTATGTGGAATATTGGCTAAATAATTATAAGTTTGGAACAATTGAAGGTTCTAGTTATACTAGGTTATACAGTGTATATCAACATCAAATCAAACCTTATATCGGCAATAAATATATCTGTGATATTACATCACAAGACATAGATATTTTTATTAAGGAATTTGCCAATCCTCCATTAAAATCAGGAAAAAAACCATTAGCTTTATCTGGATTAAAAAAAATCATACAATTATTAAATCCATGTTTCGAAACAGCAATTAAAGAAAAAATTATATTTAATAATCCATGTAGTGACATCAAGCTACCAACAGAAAGTTATCTTATTATTAAAACTAAAGAACAATTTTCTCTAACAGATAAGCAATTAGAACAATTTAAAAAAGAAGCTGTATCTAAATACAAAACGATAGATGAATATAAAGGAAGAGACTTCTTAGTTTTAATTATTATGTTGAATCTAGGGTTGCGAACAGGCGAGGTACTTGCATTAACATGGGATGATTTTAATTTTAAAAACAATATCGTTAGAATTAATAAAACAATACAGACAAAAGTTGCATTAGATTCGCAATGCAAAAAACAGAGTTTAGCTTTAAAAAATTCCACAAAAACTGTCGCAGGTGAAAGATATCTAAAACTTAACGAAAATACTTTACATTATATTCAAGAACTAAAACAATACGACATAAGAAACAACATAAATAGTGATTATTTTTGTTGTTGTAAAAATAATACAAGACAATGTGCAAGAAATCTTCAACGTAGTCTTGATAGATTAACACGAAATATTAAATCGGACGAACATATAACATTACACACTTTAAGACACACATTTGGTTCAACATTATTAAGAAATGGTGTAGGAATTGAAGTTGTAAGTAAGCTATTAGGACATGCTAATATAACCATCACATATAATAAGTATATTCATGTAATTAAAGAGCAAGAAGCAATAGCAATGAATATGGTAAAAGTTTGCTAAATAGTGTCGTCAAAGTGTCGTCAAAACAAAATAACACATTGGGAAGCCAGTAAAATCAAGGGGTATAAGAGTTTGACGAAAGGTTCGACTCCCCTCTGGTCCATAGGGAAAAGGGAGTGAGGAAGCGTGAGCTTCTTCGCTCCCTTTTTCCTATGGACCAGAGGAAGTCTTATTAATGGATAAAACATGGCGTAGCCGGGTTTTTGGACAGGGGCGCACGAGGTCCGGTGGACCTCGGCTTTGCGCCGACCGGAGCGGAGCGAAGAATTCGACTCCCCTCTGGTCCATTTTTGATGCAAAATCCGAACTCTTTGAGTTCGGATTTTGTGCGTTAAGCATCTTATTAATTAATAATTCAGATGTTCTTTTATTAATATCCATATCCGTACAGATTTTTTGAAGTGGATGACCTTATATGTAACACGCTTGGTGGAATGTTAGGATTTGTTATGACACCTGTATTCGTATTCATGCTTCCTAAGCATGAGAGAATGGATGAGATTGCATATAAAAGAGGGCAGGTCGTTTCGGAATTCAGAAGAGCGGTTGCGTGGATTATTGACATTGTGGTTATAATATTTGATGGAGAGTGATGTAATTGCTTTTATAATGTCTGGAAAAATGCCATTCATGCCTTCCCAGAATTCATTTTCAATATTTGTCATAGTAATCCCCTTTGATTAGCTAATTAAAAGTTACGAACAAAAACTACATTAATTATAACTCAGTATACGGGCAAAAGTATACAAAAATAATTGTATTAAAAACATGAATATTATACAATCATTATAGCAATAGTAAAGATAAATTTACAGGGGAACGTGGAATGAGATTATTATCGGATATAGTGGAGTCAATCAGGCAGGTATGCAGATATGAGAAAACTGTCAGAGTAGATACCAAGGCACTTCAAAGTGTCATGATGATATTTGTATTAGTTATGTTGCTGATTGACATAGAGAATTTTAAGCTTGGTAAATATATTATCGGTGGTGTGACACTGGCAGTTGCAGTTATGAGTATAGTGCTTGTAATTGTATTAAAATACATTAAAAATGTATACAGGATATGTCAGGCTGCTGTTGTAGTATTTTTTATATTGGCAGTTATTATATCAATTGAAGGAACTAATGATGGCTTTTCACTATTATGGTTTTTATTACTGCCAGTCATAACACTTGTGCTTTTAGGCATGCCATTTGGTGCACCGGTGTGTATATTTTTTGGTTTGTATATTACGGTGTTATTCTGGACTCCTCTTAATAATATGCTTATATATAATTACACAAGGGATTATTTATTCTATTATCCGATTTTTTACTGGGGTTTCTGTCTTCTTGTAGTTGCCATGGATATTTTCTATAAGCTGTATCAGATAAGACAGGCGGACAATGAGAAAAATCTTGAAGCAGAAGTACTTGAAGCTGTAGAGGGGACTAAGAAACTTATGATTGATGCTGTTACAGCAATAAGCCAGATGCTTGATGAAAAGGATGTATATACACAGGAACATTCAAAGAGGGCTGCAGAGTATTCCAAGCTTATCGCAAAGAACCTGAAGGCGCATGAATTCACAGACGAAGAGATTTCACTGATATATAGAAGTGCCTTTCTGCATGATATTGGCAAGATTGCAGTTCCAGATGCGGTACTTAACAAACCTGCAAAGCTTACAGATGAGGAGTATGGAATAATGAAGAATCATACAGTCTGGGGCGGTCAGATATTATCTGGTCTGGAATTTCTTCCACAGGCAGATATGGGGGCTGTGTACCATCATGAAAGATATGATGGTAAGGGCTATCCATATGGAATTAAGGGAGAAGAACTTCCATGGATGGTAAGAATAATCAGTGCAGCAGATTCACTTGATGCGATGAATTCTAACAGATGTTACAGAAAGCATTGTGATAAGGATTATATTATTGGTGAATTTGAGAAGGGCGCTGGAACACAGTTTGATAAATCTGTTGCAGAAACTGTAATTACATTGATTGAGGAAGGCAGGATAGTAATATAG